CGATTGAAGCGGAACACTCGCTCTGACGAGAGAGCTTCCGGTACCAATTTGCGCATTAATTCGATTTCGATTGCACGTAGCATCGGGTTGAGTGTGTTGCTCAAAAATGCTGCGTTGGCCATTTCGGCACTCTTATAGTTGTTGGATGTGTCGTCGAATACGAACGACGGATGAACGCCAAAGAAACGGCAGATGTCCCTAACCGTAAATTTGCGACTCTCCAAAAATTGGAGGTCGACAGAAGACAATGACAGCTGTTTGAACCCTGCCTCACCGGGGACCGATACGATACGCTCTCCTGAATGGAAGCGCTCGTCGATGCTTCGAGCGACGCGATTGAGTTCGTCGTCTTGGTATTTGCCGAAGCCACGCACTGAGTCGCCGTTGGTGACGAGGCCTCTGACGTCGCCTCCATTTGTGAAGCGGTTGAGAGTTTCACGATCGCCGGTGGATGCGATGTCGATAGTAGTGCGTGCATGGGTGATGACACCGACTCCACGTTTAGGGTCAACTCCTGTTAGGGCTTTGAAATGGATTATTTCGTTTTCGGGATATACAGCGTAGACACCCGAATAATTGTCATAGACTGAGTAGGTGTCCCTGATTGTGTCGTGGACGACAGTCCACGGCCTTACAGCGACAAGAGCGTCAATCTCAGGGCGGAGAGGGTGGTATATAGGCACGACATAAGCGTTGCCGTTGGTGAGAATGTCTTGCACGATACGCACCCAGAAGTCGAAGGCCGTTGTCGTCGGGTTGGGCTGCACTGTCAGCAAGTAATTGAGGCGGTCGCGCTTGTCAACGACAAATATGCCGTCGCGACGGCGCAGATATTGTAACGGCAGCGCTGCAACCGACTCGCTCAGCAATTTAATACAGCGGTATGCTGCTGCTACATTCATCGGATTTCCCGACTCTATGAGTTGGTAGCTTCCGTGGCGAGGAGTAGTCGCCGATACGTTCGACGATGTAGCGCTCGGAGTTTCGCGAAATAGCGTTATGAGTCTGTTTAAAAAGTTCATCAGTTGTGGGTCTACACAACTCGAACGTTTAGCGCTAAATGGTACACTTTTGGGTTAAAATTAACTATATATTTAATTTATTTCAGATTGTTTAACGTTCGTAGGTCATGAACATTTGCAAGCTCATCAGTGTGGTGATTACGCCATCTATTTTTTGGGTTTGGGAGCGTTTGAGAGGCTTGCAGTTATCGAGGCGGTCAAAGTCGAGTACAGCGTTGCCAAAGCAGAAGAAGTTAATCGGGTTATCGTTTATCGAGATAGAGCCTGTCTTTGCCCCATGCTCGAAGAATTGCACCGGCGCGGTGAATGTGCCGTAGGTCTGTCTGACGCCACGAAGCACGCTCGAAGCTCCTGATGCTCCCAACATATTGACGACTTCAAGGCTCTTATATGGGTCGTAGCCGATGCCCAATATTCGCGTCACTTTGTTAAGGCTCAACACATACTCTACAATCATACGATAGTCAATCACGTCGCCGGGGGTAAGGTTGAGATGTCCGGCAGCAGCCCATTGACGATAAAGCTTTTCATTGGGGTGGTTAGGTAGAGCGCCTTCTGGGAAGAAATAAGCTGTGTGGAAGTAGAAGCCGGCAGTGGATGAGTCGTAGATACCCATAGTGACAGCGCTAAAGTCGTCGCTCTCCGAGAGGTCGATGGCAACCATCGAGTCGGGATGACCTTTTATTTTGTTGATGTCGACCTTGCGAGCCATCGACCGAGCCAGAGTCGCGCTTATCCATGCACGCTGCTCATTTTCGGCGTAGACATTGAGCAACTTCGTGCGAAATGCCAACATAGCTTCGGCGCCGTTGCGGATAGCCTTGGCATACTCTTGCTGATAGAAATCGAGGCTGACGGTGACTCCGATATGTGGATGAACTTTGCGCCACGTCGCCTCGGCCCCTTCATCGTCGTCGATGTCAGGCTCGAAGAGGTGGGCAAACACCGAGTCGTCTTCGTAGTCGCCCAATAGCAGTTGCTTGTATCCTTGCAGCATCGAATAGAAAGGACCGTCGAAAACGTCGGAGGCGGTTGTAATGATAACTGTCAGTGGGTTGCGCCTGACACCCATTGATGTTGTTAAGACTGTGAGTAGGGTGTTGTCTCGAGCTTGTGAGAACTCATCCATTATGACGGTCGAAGCATTTAGGCCGTCCTTTGTCCGCGCGTTGGCTGTCAGACATTGAGCAATAGCGGTGCGGTCTCGGCGACGCGACTTGATTATTTGCTCATTGACTACATATCGGCGCCCGTCAGGATCAAGACGACGCATACAACCGCGTATGATGTCGAAGCATTTTTTAGCTTGGTCGTTGGAGTTGGCGCCGGTATAAGCTTCGGCGTTGGCATCGCCAAACAGCAGGTCGTCGACTGCCAGCGCAGCCGTCGAAGTTGTTTTCGAAAATTTTCTTGGCACATATAGCACCGCTTCTCTCACAACGCGACGGTTATCTTTCCAAAAGCCATATATTGATGCAAACTGAAACGTCTGCACCGGTGTAAGTTCATAGCGACGTTGACCGTCAACGCCGGGGAAGTATAGATTTTCGTAGAGGGCAAAGAAACGTTTGATAGCGGTGAGATTAAGACCGTATTTGTCGGTCATTCTGAGGAAGCGACTGACGGCGAGCTGCTCAAAGAGGTTGTGTCCGCACGGGTCGTTGATGACCATAGTGACATAGTCGAGCAAGCGCTTGTCGACACGGTCAAGTCGATAGCGCTTTAGGTTAACCCGTCGAAGCTCCTCAGAAACTTCGAGCTTGGCCACTCGTTGCCGTTGTCTATCCTCATCGCTCATTTAGTTTTTCGCGGTTGCACGGTCTGTGGCTTACGAGACGTTGCTTTTACTAACGTAGTTGTAAGGTCGTATAATGGGTCGTTCTCGTCGGTGCCTATGAGCATCTCTGTCGTTAAACCGAGTGCTTTCATCTGACGTGTGACGCTGTCTTGAGCATCCTTCTGGATTTTGAAGGCGGGGTGGGGCGCAAGACTCTCACTGCCGTAACGTGTGATGACCGTGACGACTGTACTATCGAGTTTGTCGATGTCGGCATTGGCAAGTGCCAACGACCTCAACGCTCCGGCCAAAGATAGTATCTGTAGGTCGAGCGATGGGTTATATAAACATGCCGATTTCATAGCTTTGATGACGTCGGTTTTATAATCGTCTGTTTTTCTTACCATTAGCGCCGTTTTGGAGTTTTGCTTAAATTCAAAAAATTTCTCACGCAAAAAGAAAGGAGGGGGGCGAGGTTTAGCCGGGGGTACCCCCTTTAAAAAAACGCCCCCCCTATAGCCATCATCCCGCCGTCGCCTCGGCCTTGCATTGCTCCGCGTAGGCGAAATACTCCTCAAACTCCAGTCGGTGAGCCTCGTCCACATCCTTTTGTCTGATGATTGCAATCTCATCGTCGATGCTATAACGGCTGCGGATAGCTGCCACGATACGCTCTCGGCGCAGCTCCTCAGCCTCAGTAGTGTCCTGCGGGATAGCCGTAGCCTCCACCTCCTCATAGTCTTGCTCCGAGTCATTGAGCGTGCGCGTCATCGCCTTAGCGTAGATGTCGGAGCCAATGCGATGCACCACATACCCCTCAGAGTCCGTCTTTACTGAATTTTTCGTTATTACTATCATAATCAGTCAGTTTTATGCCGTAGCAAAAGTTATATTCTTACTCGTCGCCGTCGTCAATAGCGCTTGCCATTGAGACAGCTCATCCTCAGTCAGCGCAGCCGCCGCCGAATTGGTCGTGTCGCCAGTCAGCTTAGCATACACATCCGCGTGAACCGTGATAGTATTACCGCCCGACGCTCCCGATATTAGGCGCTTAATCGTGTAGTAATTTAGCTTCGGCGACCCCGTTACACTGAACGAAAACGCACCTATGCTAAACGTGAATTGCTCCAACGCCGTACATCCGCCAAACGGACTCAGCGTAGTGCCATTGCTGCCATAGATGCAACTGAAAGTTACCATCACCTTACGTAGGCTGCTGCAACTTTGGAACATCTGCTCTGTTTCGTTGGCTGCATCCGATAACGTAACCGTCATATAAGGCTCATTGATATTGCCATTCATGCCGCGCCCAATAAGCTCCAACGACGAACAACCTTTGAACATCGCTCGTCGCGCTTTCGTGTAGCCCGGCATATACACCTTGACATTATCCTGCGCATCACTGCCCGAATTAGGCGGAACGATAATAATCCTTACCTTAGTGCGATTGGCTACCGGAGCCAAGAAATTGCGGTTGCTCCAAAGAAATGTTTCCACTGCCTCCTCATACGTCAGTGCCGTATCAAGCGCGTAGAACGTACCATCCCTATATCCGGTCACTGCCAAATTAGCATACCATGATTGCTCCGGCATACGGTTAATATAACTTTTGGTGCGCCCAAAAGTCAGCCACATATCGACAAACAGCGCCCTTTTGGCAGCCTCAGTCACCGCGATAGTCGCCCCGTCAATACTGATACCATCCCCCGCCGTCAACGCATCTTGCTTGATGGCCAACGCCGTAGCGATACCATCGCCTTGCGTCTTGGCGTAGTCGCCTTGGGCGGTGGCGTAGTCGGCTGCTTGTGTGGCTGCTTGTGCTGCTGTGTTGGCGGTGGCTGCTGCGTCGGTCGCAGGTTGTTGAAGTTGTGCGATGTCGTCGGCTGTAAGGTCGGCAAATGTGAGTTTGTCGCCTTTCGGCCCTTGCTCTCCTTGGTCGCCTTTCTCACCTTTCTCGCCTTGTGGCCCTTGGTCGCCCTTTTCACCTTGCTGTCCTTGTGGGCCACGCTCGCCTTGGTCGCCCTTATCGCCCTTATCCCCTTTGTAGTAGGGGAGGCCAACAGCAACCTCGGCACTCGGTACGGTGTCGGTGCGTTGTGTCGTCAACTCCACGGCCAACGTGTAAGGCTCTTGCAAGTGTTGTTTGCCGTCGGGGGCGTAGTGTTCGTTGGGGATGTCGGTGACAACTTGCGCCCGAAGCTCGCCCGTCGCGAGTCCGTGATTTTTGGAAATCGCGTGTAATTTGCCATCGTCAATGTGGCAATTTACCCACTCACCGCCAACGCGCCCCACTTTATAGGGCGACGCTGAGCGGGCGGTAGTAAAGTTGATGGTGAAGTCGTGCGTCGGGATGTCAACGGCCTTGCCGTCAGCGTCGACGAAACTCAACCATAGGTCGAAGTCGTCGCGGTAGTGTATCTTGCGCGACTGCTCGACAATAATGTTAGGAATGCTGCTCATACTATATCTTGCTGATGTTAATGTCGTTATTCTTGTCTGCTGACGAGGGGAAGAACCGTTCGATAGCGCGTTGCAGCAGAGCTTTGTTGTGTCGCTCGGTTGCAGCTCTACCGCTGCGTCCCATCTCTTTATGTATTGCGACGTGGCATGCGTGACACAAGGCAATCAAGTTGCCCTCATCAAACATTAATGCCTTCTTGTCGCCATGAGTCAGGCCATACTCCACCGGTTGGATATGGTGTACCTCAACTGCCGACACAATCTTTCCGTCGGCTTCACAGCGCTGACAAAGCGGGTGCTCGGTCAAGACCGTATGACGGAGCTTGACCCAGCGAGCGGTGTGTATCAACTTGATATAGTCGGCATCTTTAGCCATCAGAGTAACGATTTATGTTTGCTTCGTTGCGGTACAATTCCATATCGCGGTAACTGGTATGACGACATAGCTTCGAACATTTCGGCTACTTGATTGCCGACATCGCCGTCGCTGTCATCGTCTTGGGGCTGGCAGTGGCTATCGTGCATCACTATCACGAGCCTGACGAAATTGATTAGCAGTCGGCTTACGCTGCTATAGTCACCACGCTTGGATAAATCGACAAGCCGTTGATAGGTCGCCTCATCAACGGATAGATTTATTCGCCGTCTTTTACCCAATGTATCCACGCATCTGTGTTATTAGCTGATTACAAATATATTAAATATTTATATATAAATCAATTCTTTAACTAATATTATTGCGCACTTATTGTTTACCTCATCTATTTGCATCAAAAAAGCGCGACTGACTTTTAGAGGTCAATCGCGCCGAGGCCAACGTGTCTGCAATTATGTTGACAGATGAAGATTCTTAATATTATTGCAGTTCGTCAGCTAAATCTTGCAACTCAATCGCTATGGTGTAGAGTGCATTGCTGAGTGTTTTCCGTTCTTCAGGTGTGAACTCGCAAGGCTTCCCGTTTTTTAGATTGTTGTTTAACTTTTGGCTGAACCAGCATCCTGACTTGCCGAAAAACCGTTCAGCTATATATGCTCCGTTTAGCACTCTCAACAAATCTTCTCGTTGCATGAATTTTATTTTTGAGAGTATAGGGTTCACCGCTTTATTATTTTTTGTATTTGGCATAAGTTGTATAGTTTTGAAAGCCCTCCCCCTCTTGGAGAGAGAGGACTTTTTGTTAATCATTCTTTGAGATTAGAAGATTCAATTGGGTTCTTATCTCTGCTTTCATCCATTTTTTAAGACCTTTGTCCTTGATTTGGCGGAAGTTCTTGAGCATCTCAACAAGGTCTTTAACTTCCTTTTTAAATTCTTCATCTGTCATAGTTATGTTGATTTAAGCTGTGTGCCTTATGGCATTACAAAGATAGTAACTATTTCGTTACTATCCAAATTTTCAAGCAATTATTTTTTGCAAACTGTGTAAGTTTTTTGCACTAAAACGAAGCACCCCCGCTGATGAGCGAGGGTGCGAGTAGTCCGGCCTTGAACGGACGATGTCAAATTAAACAAGGCTTAATTAAATGTTGTCTGCTGCACGGCGGATTCTTTCAGAAAGGTCGCATAGTGCTCCTCTCAATTGTTCGGC